TAACACTATATCATTATCGATAAACGACTTTAAGAGCTTCTTAAAAATGAGTACAGCAGATAAGAAACTCATAATAGACAAGATATTCGGATTCTATATTTTAAATGAAATGAGGGATGTTCTAAAAGAAGAGAGCAAAAGTATAAAGTCATCTATCGATAGATTGTCAGGAGAGATATTTGCTACTGGAAGATCTATAGCAGCTTCACAAAAAGAACTAGAAGAACTACAACAGAAGATCATAGAAAATTCAGGAAACGAGATAGAAAAAAATGAGGACCAGTTAGAAAACTATAAATCACTTTTACAATTACATACGGATAGGATTAAATCATTTAGAACTAAAGAAAACGAAGTAAACAAATCTGTAACGACATCTTACGAGAAATATAGTGACTTAGTATCGAAAATGAAAGAACTAGATACTAAAATAAATCTATACAATCAAGATAAGTGTCCAACATGTTCTTCGGACTTATCCACTGAATTCCATAAATCTATATTTGATGATTTATGTAAGCTTAAGGAAAAGTATCAAGAGGATATAAAGGTTTTAAAATCTAACTACGAGGATGCTAAAAAAGCACAAAATAAAATAACAGAAACGAAGAACGATCTTTTCTCTAAAGGAAGTAAAATTGAAACAGGTATTAAAACCCTGCAAAATAAAATAAAGGACCTTAAAACAGCTAAAAACAATGACGAAGCTAATTCTATAAGAAAGTTATTGTCACAAGCAAATGAAGATCTAACAGTTTTCAATCAAGAAAAATCATCATTCGAGGAAAAACAGGGATGGATAAAAACTTTAGATGAAGTTCTTAGTGAAAAAGGTGTAAAGCAATTAGCTATAAAATCAATATTGCCTTCATTAAACAACGAGATATTAAATACTCTTCTATCACTTCACTTGCCTTACAAAGTGGTTTTCAACGAGGAGTTCAATGCTCAGATATTTCATCTAGGCGAAGAGATATCTACACAGACTCTTTCGACTGGAGAAATGAAAAAAGTAGATTTTGCTGTACTTATAGCAGTAATAAAACTAATGAAAATAAGGTTTTCCTCGGTAAATATACTTTTCTTGGATGAAATATTTAGTTCTGTAGATCCTGACGGAGTTCATAGTATACTTACTACATTGAGAAAATTATCCGATGATCTCAATATGAATATTTTTGTAATAAACCATGCTCCTATGCCTACCGAGATATTTGATTACAAAATTGAAATATCTAAGAAGAATAATTTTTCAGATATTCTTTTCGAAAAACTGTCGTAGGATATATAAAACATGGCAGAAATATATCCAGCAGGTACAGAATCAATAAGAAATCTCACACCGACATTTAACTATTTTCTTGTTGTTAAAGGTGATTCGATAGCAGACGATATACCACAGAAAGAATATTTTGTTTACAGATTTAAAGTTCCTGTTAATAAAAAGGATGGAATCGCACAACTCAAGAAGTATTTCAAATTTGTAACTGCATCTCTTGTTTATGAATGTAGGGAGCTTTCCGATCTTGAGTATGCAACCGGTGATTTTTACCATCCTGATTATACAAATTCTTCTAAACAACAGCTAAGATTTAAAATGAGGGAAATTCCTATCTATATCCAATCACAAATAAGAGTTATAGATTTAGAAAAGGATCCTTACCAATATGGAAGTAAACCAATAATAAGGGATAAAACTTCTGTAATACTAGATAACAATTAATAATGAATTTTTTAGAGAAATATAACACGGACGACGTATTTTTTAGAGGAATAATAATAGGTCTTTTAAGTAAACTAAATGAAGTTATAACATACGAACAGGTTGATAACGAACAAAATGTTTCTAAGATCTTTATACCTTTTTTCTACTCCATGGTAGGTGACGAACCTTTCCTACAGGATTTTTACCTGTCTTACGAGGATTGTGATGGCAAGCCTGCTTTTGCGGAAGGAAATTATGACGTAATACCAAGAGGTATTTTAGAAATGGGTTCTATAAGAATAGACACAGGGTCAGCAACTACTAAATTTGTTAGAGGATCTTATACTAAGGAGGTAGAGAAAGAGAATGGGAGTGAGATGGTTACTTATTCTTCTTATTTTTACCCAATTCCTCTAGGAATATCAGTAAACGCAAAAATAAAAGCCGATACAACTCTAGACGCTTTTAAAATACAACAAAGCGTATTGGAAATAATCTATAAAAGATTCGTCTATTACTTTTACTATAAAGGATTTAGAATCCCTGTTCAGGTTAGTTTAGGAGATGCACCACCAGATAAGCAACCCAACAACTTCCAGATGTCATACGGATCTCAAAGAGGTGAAGCAATAACACTAAGCTTTTCTATGGAGCTAGAAACATATTTACCAGATATAGATCAAACAACCGAAAGATTTAGAGGTAATCTAATGCAAGGAGGTATAAAACTTAATGTTGAATTAGGAACAGCACCTCCCGACAATAGTACAATAATATCTGGACTAGGAATATATGATATAAGAAAAGACATAACAGGTGCAACTGGTGCAACCGGTGAAGCTCCTTCTAACCCTTAAGAATTTAGAGGCTGATCCCCTGTATTCTCTTCAGCTACCATTTCTTCTTTAGGTGATTCTTCTATTTCAGAAACCCCGGAATCTTTAGATTTTCTGTAACCTAAAAGAGTTGCCCCTATAGATACAAATATAATAGACTGAGTTAAGATATCAACGCTCTTATCTAAGAACATTTTATCTATACATCCCAATAGAAAGCATATACCTCCTATAAAAACCACATAAAGCCCTGCTGTACCGCTTCCTGAAGTTTTACCGTCTGAATTAGAAGTAAGTTGTGCAAAACTAAACCTCTCCATAGCTGCTCTGAATTTTTTCATATTGTTTTTTCTGATATATATTAAAAACATCGCTCCAAAATGGCAGATAGCCCGATAGATTTTTCTGCAATAGGTAATTATAGAATTATATCCTGGTCAGAACCATTCAAAAATGTACAATCTTTTAATGGATGGGTAATAGATACTAGTGGGGAAGATCCGCCTCACATATATCTATACTTAGAATATAGGTGGAGTATAAATGGATCTAACTGGTCTTTGTGGGCTCCTCTAACACAACAATCTATTGGAGATATTCCTATATCACCGGATAATCCGTTTTGGGTAGAAGTAAGATTGACTGCTGTATCCGACGAGGATTCTAGCCCTTACTATCCACCAGGGACTTCTTTAAGTCCACCTATAGTTTTACTAGATTTTGAACTGGATTTACAATATAAAAGTGTGGATCCTAGAGACCTTATGAGTGCTCCTCCTGCTCCACTATGTAGTAAGGAGCTAACAAATTATCCTATAGTTTTTTCTGATTGTGATTTTACCTTCAGACCTTATGATATCAATAGGTCTATAAACATGTACCAAGATCTGAGTAAAATAGTAAACAATGTATTTGGGCACGAAGTTATTTATTATTCCGTGCAACCACAAGGAAGAGGTAAGGATGTAGTTCTTAAAGAATACAATATATTTAATGTCGTAGATGAGAAATGTGTTAAGGTAATGGTACCTAATAACCAGTTCCCAGATGCTGCTTTAACATTCGATTCATGGGGATTAAACTTTAACCAGCCTTTTGAAATTCATATAGATAGAAAATATTTCGAGGGGATATTTGGAAAAGGATCTCAACCAAGAAAAAGAGATATAATATATTTTCCAATAACTAATAGGATCTATCAAATAGATTCAATGTATGTATTTAGAGATATTAATAATTATCCCGTATATTTCAAAGTGCAATTAACTAAATACGAAGTTAAGAAAAATACAACTTTCTTAGATCCGCAGGCAGAATCTGATTTATTAGATTACACAGTTAATACACAGGAATTATTTGGAGAAGAGATTAAAAATGAAGAAATAGAATTGACCAAGCCACAACAATATGCTATTACTTCACAAAGAAGATTGGAAGATCCTATAAGATCTTATATAAATAAGGATCTTCCTATAATAGAATACGATCTTAATAACAACTGGACTATAGTTTTTAATAATTATTATGATTTAGACAAGATATTTACTGATGCTCAAGGACAAGTAGATCCTACATCACCAGCATTATTAGTGATGGAAAGAGACGCAGTAAGATGGAAAGCAGATCCTATTTTAACTGAAAACGACGAGAGATCATTTCTTTGCTGGTTCAGAATGAGAAATTATTTAGATAGAAGTAGGCTAGTTCCTAAACCAGCTTCTAAAGTTCCTATTACTATAGATAACATAGGAACTGGTCAAATAACTTATAGCACTTATCCTATTGTTCACAAATTATCAATGGGAGAGAATCCAAATGGATTCGTTTCTATACTAGCTGACGGAAATAGATCTGGTGGATTTGAATTATTATCAGTAGATGATCAATTTAGATTTACGATCAAAGATGAAGGAGCTTCTCCTCCAGTAACAACTGCTGGATGGAAAATGCAAAAAGCTCAATCTAGAATATTGTTTGACGGGTATTATAACGGGCAAGGTATAATGATAGATATGATCTGGAGTGGATCTAACGCAGTTACTAGCCCAACTGACAATAACTATTTACAAACAGGTAGTATAAGAGTTATGATAAATAATTTAGAAATACTATCTCCTTTCGGAGCAGGAATACCCAGTACGATAGGGGAATTTATTCCTACAACGGATGATTGGTATGGATTCGTATTTAACTTCTCTAATATATTTAGACAGTATTCTATAAAAGTTTGGAGACTAACATATGACCCGGACAATCCAGCATCACAAACTTCAGATTTGAGTTTAATTCATTCTTTAGATGGAGTTACAACACAGGCTTATACTTTTAATATACCTCCTGTAATAGAAGAAAATTACGATAGTCCTTTTTACGGAACTAACAATTATTCATATAAAACTAGATCTTGTCCATTATGGGCAACTAATTATAGATTTTTTAAACAAATGGTAGAAGAGGAAAAACAGTCAACAATGCTTAACCAAAATATAGTTGGAGATGCACAACTAGGAATTATAATAGATAATGCTAAACCAGTACTGAAACTTCCAAAAGTTGCCAGAAACAGATAATTTATGCCAAGAAGAAAACCGAAAACAAACAATTTATCTAAAGAACAAGAACTTAACCTTAAAGATAGATTGGATAGTATTATACTGGCGGATGAAATGTTATCCGGTCTAGGTACTCCGGATATTCCCCCTATAAAACCTCACCGTGAGTTAAAGGTTGATGTTGTTAAAAGCGAGGTTGAAATGGAAGCGAGAGCTATTCTTGAATCTCTATCTAAGTTTTATAATGATGTAGATAACATATCAGAAGATTCCTACATTAAACACAAACAGAAAATAGACGCTATGAGTATTTCCACCATGGCTTTTCAAATAAGGACTGCTCAACACGCCATAGCTAAACTTATAGAAGAAATTGATTCAGGAAGGGTAGAACCTAGACTTTTTGAGGTTTTAGCACAGCTTCAGAATCAGGTTATGCAAATGCCTAAGAATTTTTCATCCTACATGACACAGATGGAAAAAAACTACAAGCAGCTAAAATCTGAATCTGAGGAGATAAAAAAAGGTGGCGGAGATATACAATTTGACGAAAACGGTAATATAATACAATCCAAAGAAAACGAGGATCTTTTAAAAGCTAGAGGAACTAGGAGTCTAATGGAAAATCTTCAGAATGTAATGAAGAACGGAAACATGGTAAAAGATGCTGAAATAGTTATGCCTGACGACAGCTTAATAAATCCAAGAACAAAATTTGGGGGAACCTCGGATTTATTAGGAGGAGAAGATGACTCGAATTTTGAACTAGATGACGATATATTTGAATAACAATGAGTTTTGTAAAGGAAGATAAGTCAAGTAATTTCTGGTCGAGCGCTAAAGTCGAAAGATTAGTATACGACGCAGAAGAAAATGGTATAGACTATAAAGATGTAGATAATCCTTTTCATGAAAATGATCCAGAACTAAGAAAAGGTAATATACTTTTTGAATATACCGAATGGGAATTAGAGGAGATGAGAAAATGTGCGGAAGACGTGGTTTATTTTGCTAATAAATATTGCCACGTTATGACTGATGAGGGTATTAGACAAATATTGTTAAGAGATTATCAAATACAGATTCTAAATCAATATCAGCATAATAGAAAAAATGTATTCGTATCCCCTAGACAATCAGGTAAAACCATTACATCATCTATATTCCTATTATGGTATCTACTATTTAATTTTGAGAAAAATGCCATGATTATGGCAAACATCGGGGATACTGCAGCGGAATTAATGGATAAGATAAAGGTTATCATGAAGGGATTACCTTTCTTTTTAAAGCCAGGTCTAGTCGTTTATAACGTAATGACCATGAAGTTTGATAATGGATGTAGAATAATGGCTAAGACGACAACTAAAACATCCTCTATCGGTTATACAATCCACATGTTATACATGGATGAGTTTGCACATATTAATCCAAACTTTATTAACCAATTCTTTAAATCAGTTTACCCCACTATATCATCTTCACAAATTGCCAGGGTTATTATAACTTCCACACCTAATGGAATGAATAAATTCTGGGAAATTTACAAAGGAGCAGTTGAAGGGGAGAATGAATTTAATCCTATAAGGGTAGAATGGTGGCAAGTTCCTGGAAGAGATGAAGAATGGAAAAGAAAAGAGATAGCTGCTCTAGGATCGGAAGAAGATTTTAATCAGGAATACGGTTGTCAATTTTTATCATCATCTAGATTATTATTAGATTCTAACACTCTAAAAAGATTAAAAGGATCGGAGGAACAATTTACATTCCGTGAATTATCATCATTTGAAAGAAGTCCTATAGATTATTCTAATCTTCTATGGCATCCGAAATTCGATCCAACTTCAATATTTGAAAAAGATGGACAGAAATTTTATATCTCCATAGATACTGCTAGTGGTGGTGGGGGTGACTATTCAGTTGCTAATATATTTAAGGTTGCTCCAATGCCAAGCAGTGCAATAAAAAATAAAAGATTCTTCGAGGACGAAAGTGATTTCTTCTGCTTGTTACAAGTTGGTATATTTAGATCTAATATGATTGAAATAGATGAGTTTAAAGCATTCTTAGAGATTCTTATAGTAGATGTACTTGGTGTAGACAACACAAGAATAGTTTTAGAATTAGATCATAAAGGCGAAATGCTAATGGATAAATTGCTAGATTCGGAAGATTTCTTTGATGAAATGTTTGTTTACACTAAACATTCAGAAGCAAGTACTAAATTAAAACCAGGTGTTAAGCTAACTGTAAAAAATAAAGAGAAATTCTGCTACGATTTAAAAATAAACACAAAATCTTATAGAATAATCCCATCAAACAAGAATGGAATACACGAATTAGCCAATTTTGGTATAAATCCTAATGGAAGTTTTTCTAGTCAAATAGGTAAAGATGACGAAGCTATGACCCTTGTTAACATAAATTGTGTGTTCGACGGAGGAGACTTTCAGGAAACGGTAATGGACCTTTATGACATTATACCGGAAAAGTTTAGAAAAATGATAGAAGAAAGGCTTGAGGAAAATTCAGAAGCTGCCCAAAATAAAACTAGCGATCTATCAAACTATACTTTCTTAAACGGACTCCTTGATTCTTAGAAGAAGAATGATATATACATAGAAAAAGAAGTCATAGGATAACTTCTTAGAATATAAATAAAAATTAAAAATGGCAAAACAAGTCAAACTTGATTTATCCCAATTTAAAGCATCTGGTGTTTACACTTTAGAATTTGATGCTAGTGAGAACATTATTATTAACCCTTCTACGATAAGATTAGTGGTAGGTTATTCTAGCGTTGGACCTTTCAATACACCAGTTTATTGCCCGGATATTACTACTTTCCAATCAGTATTTGGAGGAATAGAGAAAGCTATGGAAAAGAAAGGATCTTTCTTCCATAGATCATCATTGGTTTGCTTACAAAGTGGACCTATATTTGCTCTTAATTTAAGACTTCTAAATAATACAGTAGACGAAAACGGAGATCCTGATTATGCTTCTGGAGCGGATGTAGCTAGATATAGAGCATTCTCTATGGATACAGAGGAGCAAAATGGTGCCAATGCAACAGGTGGATATTCAGATCCTTTAACAAAACAAGATAAATTATTATCTTCTTACTATAATAAAGAGAAATTCTGGTTCCCGGATACGACATATTTATTAGCTACTGAGGATAATTCTGGTGCACAACCTGATACAAGAAAATTATTCAGTATCGTTAACATTGGACAAGGTCCTGTAAGTATCATAGTAAGAAAATCTTTAGACTCTAGATTTCCTTTAAAAGGATTCGATATAACAGCTAGAGAATATTTTGGACCTGATAATGTTCCTTCTTATATGAACCAATACGATTATTTATCCGATTGGTTTATTGATGTTATTGCAATTAATGGTAACTGGACTGATTATCAAGCTTTATCAAATGACCCGGTTTATAGCCAATACTTTACTTCAAAAGGATTTATTAAATCTCAAATAGATAATTTCTTAGCTCTTAATGGCGTTAATATATCATTAACTGTTACTGGTACAATAATTCCTAACTTTACTGATCAAAACGGTACTTTACGATACATTCAGACTCTAATTAATAACCAGACACCTACTACAGGTATTTTCTGTGCTGTTAATGAAGAAGCTTTAGACGATCTTATAGACAACTCATCAGTATTCGATTTAGTTGGTCACCACCTAGTTGATGAGATCGGTTCTGATGCTGATATTAATTCAGTACCTAAGAATCTAAATTTCTTATCTTATAGCCAAAATTTATTTGCAGACTATACTTACTACAAAAATATAGACGGATCAACAGGGGGTACAGAAATTCAGGACAGTCTTTCTCCTTCTAACCCAGGAATGGACTTATTACCAGAAACTGGAACGCTTCTTATGGATTCGTTATACAATGCAACTGGTGACGCTGGTATACCTACTTCTCTTTGGGATACTTACAATCCTGCTGCTAGAGATGGTGGAGCTATTTACATAGACACCCTATTTACATCACCTACATTACATGACGATCAAATTACAACATTAGATCAGTTTGTTACTGTTTCTAATAATGAACCGGCATCTAAATGGGTACTTGGTAAGGTAACTTCTAATTTACCAACTCCTGGATATCTTGGATTTTATGTAGGAGATTTAGTTAAACTTAGAATAACAGAAGCTAAAACAATAACTAATTCTACATTACCTCCTGGTATTAGAACACAGGTTAGATTAAAATTAAAACATCCTTTAGTAGGATCTACGCCTTCTACAACTTATGTCGAGCCTTATGACATTACTAATAAAAGTACAACAGCAGCTTATCAAATAGGTAATCCCGATTACTTTGATAATGATGATGTTTACTTCTCTCCAGATATCCCTGTAGGTACGGATTCTTATCTAGCATACGAAAACTCCGCTATGTACAGAGACTGGGTAAAAGGAAATATCGGAGACGGTGACATAGACTGGAAAGATGATACAGGAACACTTCTACAGTACTTGAAATTTGAAGTAAATGTAGATAGAGACGGTTACAATATCCTAGTTTGTAGAGCATTTGCTGATGATACATTCACAACACCAGAAGCTATAGCTACTTGGGATACGACTTACATTAGCTCTCTTCCAATTGGAACTAATCAAACTACAGGAGAAAGCTTTAACATAGTATCTACAGCTGGTAATATAAGTGATTATGTAGATATTATTACTCAGCTTCAACCTAACGTGATAGAATTAACAACTGCTATCGCTGATTCATCAGGAATAAAAGTTGGGGATCTATTAGTTTCTACCGACGTACAGATCTATGACAATCCTTTAACCGAAAATCTACAATCTAGATTAACAAGGGTATTAGAGGTTAAAACTGTAGCTTCTGCAACTTCTCCTGGAATTTACACAGTACAAGTTAAAACAGAAAGACCTATTAAATTATATCCTGGTACTACTACAAGAGTTTGGAAATTTAAAAATATCCAAGAGTTTGTAAAATCGTTTAATTTCACATACCTTCCTGGTTCTGATATTAAGGCAGCTTCTATGCCTAATGGAACAGACACAAGAATGAATGAAATCCTAGACGTTCTTTACAATACTAATCTTGCTAGAACATTAGCAGATACTGATGTAATTACGTTCAGATACATCGTTGATACATTTGACGGAGGTATACAACCAAACTGTAAATATCAGCTTACTAAACTTGCTAAGAACAGACAAAAATGTTTAGCAATTTGTAACTTACCTTCTATGAAGAAGTTCTCTGAATCGGTTGATCCTAGATTTACTTCTGCACCAACTGCAACAGATCCAGCTCCACTTTTACAAGCTAGATACATTGCAGACGGAGGTAACTTAAGCTTAAATCCTTCGTTTACTTTCTCTTTACCAGATGAGGATCTAGGAGCTAAATTCTCAGGATTCTTCGCTCCTTTCTTAACAATTAGAGAAAACAACAAGAATTTGGATGTACCACCTTCACCTTACGTTTCTAATAACTTTATTCGTAAGTTTATTACGGGTGAACCTTATTCAATCGTAGCCGGTCTTAAGAGAGGTATTATCTCTTCTAACAACTTAGTAGGATTAGAATATGACTTTGACATACAGGATAGAGAATTCTTGGAGCCATTTGGAGTTAACCCTATAATTCGTAAGAGAGGTGTTGGTATAGTTATCTATGGTAACCAAACAAGCTACCAAAGAACAAACTCGGCATTCAACAACTTACACGTAAGAGACTTACTAATCACAGTAGAAAGTGCTATTGAAGAAATCCTTTCTAATTACGTATTTGATTTCAACGAAGACAACGTTAGACTTGAGATTAAAACATTAGTAGACAATTACTTAACTGGAGTAAGATCAGTTGGAGGTATCTATAACTACTTAACTATTATGGACTCTTCTAATAATACCCCTGCAATCATCGATCAAAATCTAGGTATTATCGACGTAATAATTGAACCAGCAAGAGGTATTCATAAGTTCATCAATAGAATGACAGTTACTAGAACGGGAGGTATCGCTTCAGGAGGATTTATCCAATTTAGCTAATAAATTTGGAGACAATTCTTGAATGTAAATATATAAAATAAAAACATGGCAGGCTTACCACATTATACAAGTTCGAAAGCTTCGATTAACAGATTCGAACCGGTTTTTCTTAACCAGTTTGAGGTTATTATCACTCCTCCTACTGCTATACCGGTTCAAGCTGGAAATCCAGGAAGCTCTAATATATTATTAGAACAAGTAACAAGAATATCTGGATTACAGGTTGATCAGAACGCGAGTGAAATCACACAGCAATACAAATTTGCTAAAAGATATTATGCGGGTGCTGCTCCTCAAAGAACTGGTCTAGACGTTGATTTAGAATTTGAGATTAACTTGAATGAAAACAACTCTATGTATGTTTTTAAAACATTACGTCAGTGGTCGGATTTAATTTATAATCCTCTAACTGGTGCAATGGGACTTAAAAAAGATTACACTGGAAATATTTTAATAAATGTCTTTAATAAACAGGGAGATATATTTAGAAAAATAAATCTAAGAGATTGCTTTCCAATGTCACCAATCAATGAAATGGGATTGAACTATACTCAAACTTCTATATACAAGTTGACTATGCAATGGGCAGTTGATTATTTCGACGACGTGTTTATATAAAAATTAAAAAATGGCAGGATTACCACATTTTACATCGGCAAAAGCGGCGGTACAATTGTACGAACCGGTATACCTTAACCAATTTGAGGTTATTATACAACCTCCAGTTGGCGTATCTAGCGAACAAGGTAACGGAGGAAGGAGCCTTCTAGTAGAAAACGTTTTATCTGTTTCAGGTTTAACTGTTGATAAAAACCCATCTATAGCAGAACAAAGATACAAATTTTCTAAAAGAAGATATGCTGGTGGAGTTGTTGATGATACAGGAGTTAAAGTTAGAATAGAATTTGAAACTAACCTTAATGACAACAACAGTAACTACGTTTTTAAAACACTACGTCAGTGGTCAGATTTAATTTATAACCCTCTAACTGGTGCTACTGGTATTAAATCTACCTATGCAGGAGGTACTTACATTTTAATATCTATATTTAACAAACAAGGTGATGTATTTAGAAGAATTAAATTATTAAATTGCTTCCCTGTTGATCAGATTAAATCTTTAGACCTTGATTACACAAACGGTACTACTCCTTATAAGATCGCTTTATCTTTCAGAGCGGATTATTTCGAAGACGTTTTTAACTAATTTTATTTAACGTAATATATAAATGGAGGCTCAACAAAGTCTCCATTTTTTGTTTTTTGTTAAAACTTAGAATGTTAAATTAAAATAATATGGACGAAGATTGTGAATCAGAGAAGAAGAACAAGAATAGCTTCCGTTTGTTTAGTTTTAGCAACTTTCTTCAATCCCTTCGGATTCGATATCCTTTTTGCAATGATAATGAGTTGGACAAATTCCTACTGGTATACAATAGTAATTTTTTACTTCCTATCGGCACTTTTCTTTGGTTTTTATTTCTTTTTGTCGGGTAATAAGAAACTAAAGTCCAAAGAAAAAGTAAAAGAGATATAAGAAATAGTATGGAACAAAATATAAACGACGAATTACTAAATAACCTTAGTAGAAAAGAATCTGAATCTAAATTCCAATACGATCAAGATTCAGATGTTGGATCATACACAATACCTGAATGGATCGACAGAGAATCTAATCAACAACAAAATCCACAACCGGTTCAGAATCAACCAAATAACCTAGGAAAAGTAAATTCTACTAGAACTCCTATGGGGATGGAAAATGATTGGAAAAATATTCCAGCTCAAAATCTCCCATCAAAAGGATTTGGATATCCTGAAGGATTTGAAATTGCTATTAAAGCATCAGGTGTTAAAGAGATACGACAATTTTCCACTGTAGATGAAGATGATAGAATAGACCTTGACGACAAGTTAAATACCATTATATCAAAGTGTATGAAGATAAGATGGAATGGTGGATTTCTAGAACCTTATGATCTTTGGTACGAAGATAGATTTTATATTATAATGTCTATTAGAGACATGACATTCTTAAGAGGTGAAAATAAAATCATGCTACCAGTAACAAAAAATTGTACAAAGCCTGATTGCGAAGTTCCTGATATGATAGAGCTAAGATCTAATCTACTTGATAGTTTCGTTGTAGATCAAGAAATTCTTAAGAGATATAGTAACGAGAGCTATTCATTTAAATTTATTCCAAAAGATGGAAGTCCTGAGATGGATCTTTATATTCCTACAGTAGGTGTTACAACTATCTGTAGAAAGATCTTATCTGAAAAAAGAAGGAAAGGTAAAGGATTCGATGAAAGCTTTGCTAAAGTTGCATCTTTCATAATACCAGATTGGAGAGGACTTGATGAATCCGTATATGATCAATACGAGAGAGCTTCTGGAGAATGGTCTCCTCTACAATTCTCTATTGCAGATCAAATAACAGAGAAGATAAACTTTGCTACAAAATCAAGAATCAATAGTAAATGTGAAAGCTGTGATGGGGAGGTCACAGCAGAGATTTCCTTTCCCGGAGGGTACAGATCTCTTTTCGTTATTTCAGATATCTTTAGCCAACTACTTTGATATTAAATTTAGACTCTGGGAAGAATTTAAATTATCAATAGATCATTTGGAGGATTTACCTTTCTACGAATATCAACTGTTTATAGATAAGCTTAACGAAAGAATAGAAAGAGAAAATAAGAAAAACGAGCAAGGCGAATTAGTAGAAGCATTTGCATTTTCAAAGCCAAAAAGATAACTTTTTGGCTTTTTAGGTATATAAATAAAAAACAATTTTGGCAGAAACATCTGGAAAATCAGGAGAAGCAGGATCTGGGTATCCTATTTTTAAATCTGAAGGAGGAGCCTTTGATAGGGCTAAGTTCGAAAGTACTATTAGATCCGGTGCAGGGTCAATAATCACTCCTGAAACATTCGAGGCTATGAAAGCTGCAGATAGCGCAGGTACTGCCGCAAAATTTTTTTACAACGTATCATTTAATAAGAATTTAAGAGAGCTCGATCCGGAATTTAATAGCGACTCAGTTTTTTACCGAGAAGCATACTCCCAAGCTAATGCCGATAAAAATCTCATAGCTGAGGATATAGACGAGGGAAAATCTGTTGACGGTAAGGATATATTTGAAATGTCTAAAAAATCTGCTAATGAAAAATATAATAACGCAAAGATACTTAAAGAAGGAAATGTAACACAGATAATAGAAAATATAGGTTCCATTAGTGAAATAGAGGGTTTTGAAAAATATGATTCTGTTAAATCAGATTTCGATAGCAAGATAAAGGATGAAAAAATAAAATTTGATGTTATATCAGATAAATTTTTAGATATTCTCAACTATTTTAATCAAGAGGGAGCTTCTGTTAATGCTAAAAAACTATATACGCCGGAAAATAATGCAATAATATCAGCATTTGCTAAGATATTAGAGGGGGAAGGATTTAATTCCCCTAGCGTTTTAGAAATGTCCAAAAGATATGACGAAAATCTAAAAAAATTAATAGAAGGGAAAGATGGGAAAAAAGCTGAGGACGTAATAAAAGAAGCTGCTGATCAGAGTAAGAAGGAAGAAACCGCTACTAAAACAGAGGAACAAAAGCTAGAAGAGAAAAAATCAGAGGAACCGAAGAAAGAATCAATTCCTGAAAATAAAGATGTGAAATTAGATCAGCCTAAAGAATCATCTACTTCTACAACTTCTACGGCAACTCCAACAACAACTGCTACAGTACCAGAAGAGCCTAAAAAGGCAGATGAAAAGAAAGAACCAGAAGTTAAAACTGCAGAACAAAAACTTGACGAGAAAAAACCGGAGGAAAAGAAAGAAGCTACTGGAACTGTAGAAGAAAAAAAAGACGAAGGGAAAAAAGGAAAGGGTAAGGGTAAAGAAAAAGAGCCTGTATTCAGTGAGCCAGTAAAAGGTATATTTGACATGCTAGGAATAAAGCTTCCTGCTGCTAAGGAGGGTGAAGGTGATAAAGGAGAAGGTGATAAGGGCAAAGGAAAAAATAAAGGATTAACCACCGGTAGTGCGCAAGGAGATAAAACTATGGAGGAGCTTGGTTTTGCTAAACCAAAAGAAGGTGAATCAGGTGGAGATAAAGGGAAAAAAGATAATAAATCTACGACTGACAATAAAGCAACCAAGTTAGACGAGAAAGTTTCAACAAATACCGATAAAAAATCTGAAACTTCTACCACTTCTACGCCTATAAAAGAAACACAAACACAAAATTTATCTAGTGTAAGTACACCTGATACTGATAAAAAAGATGTTAAGAAAGAGGAACCCACGACAACTACAGCGACAACTACAGAAAATCAAGCTGTAGATAAAAATACTAGCGCTATAAATGACGCGAAAACTACGACAGAAGCAACAAAAGAAACTGAAGATAAAACAAAAAAAGAGGATCAAGATAAAATGAACAAAGAGATGAGCGACAATATGAAATCTATGGTATCATTACTAACTCAGCTAAATAATACGTTAAAAAATCCTCTAATGGTTATTCCTAACAATAAAAAATTCCATTAGGGGGTTTACTTTTTGATAGGGATTTAATATATTTGTAAAAAATAAACCTAAATAATAAATTATGAGTAACAATTATGAAATTACAAAAGAGCTCAGAACCGCATTGGTTGAGTTCTTAAATGCCTACGGAGGCTACAAAGAATGTTTGGAAAATTTGGAAAATGAGGAAAAAACTGAATTCACTGAGGAAGAAATTAATCAAATGCTAAATCTTCTTGGAATATTTAGACTTATGGACACTTTCCATATGGTAGAAAGATTTAAAATAGAAGTTACACCTCTAAAATCCCCGGAAACTGATGATCAATCAGAACCTACCGCATCACAAGCAGGATAAGATCGATACACTCTATTTAAGAATGGCCAATGTTTGGTCAGAAAACTCACACTGTAATAGAAATAAAGTAGGTTGCTTAATCGTAAAAGATCGTCAAATAATATCTGACGGATATAACGGAACGCCATCTGGATTTTCTAATGATTGTGAGGACTGCAATAATAACACACTTCCAACTGTGTTACATGCAGAAGCCAACGCCATAACTAAAATAGCTAAGAGTACTAATAGTGCAGAGGGTTCTACCCTCTATGTCACTCTGTCCCCTTGTTTTGATTGCGCTAAGTTAATCATACAAGCAGGAATTAAAAGAATTGTTTATTCTGAAACTTACAGAAATACAGATTCTTTTAAACTTTTCGAGGAAGCAGGAATAGAAATTAAAAAAATAAACATTTAGAAAATAATAGGGGATTATGGCAGTAAAGAACATTCAGGAATTGGCAGAAAGTTTCATGAGAACATCGTCGGAGAAAGACTTCGTCGAATTATATAAAAGAATTAAACCGGGGCTATTAAATCATTGTAAATCTATATTGGTTGAGCAGGATGCAGCAGAGGATGCAGTTTCAAATACAATGGCTAAAATATGGACTAAGATTTCACAATACGATTCTTCAAGAGGTAATTTTTCTACATGGGTATACAACATTGCTAGAAATGAATCACTTGGTATTAAAAAGAATGAAGATCGATATTTACCAATGATACACGAAGTGGTAAGAAGCAATGACGAATCAGACGATTCTTGTTCAGTATATCCAATAATAAGTTCTTCAGCACCAACGCTAGAAGCAGAGTTTAATTATATAGGAATTGAGAATGATGAGATGGAAGATCTATACGATAATGTTATAGAGAAAATGAAAGGACTCCCGGAAATTTACAAAGACATTCTTTTTGATAGAGAAATATTAAGAATGAAATATCAAGAGATTGCCGATAAATACGGAATGAAAAAAAGAGCTATTGCAACAAGAATTAGAAGAGCAAGATTAAAAGTTAGGGAGATGTTTCCTGGTGTTAATTTAACTTTTAATGATTGATTGTAACTTTTACTAATAGATAGATATAATTGATATGAATTATCCTTTTAAAAGAGTTATAACGGACATTAGGAACTATTTCTTTTTAAGAAGAACTATAAAGAAAAATACAGGATCTATTGAATGGGAAAAATTCAAGCTTAGAGTAGATTGGATAGGAAGAATATACACGGTAGTTAATCTTCCTCCAGAGGTTATATATTCTCCAGATTCCCCGGATGAAATTAGACCTGCATATATTTTAGAGGAATCTAGACCTCTTAATGTGTATTTAACTTCTTTAAATTTACAGGAGGTAATAATGCCTAAGATATCTCCTATTCCTAACTCGGTTTCTTATTTAGTAGTTTACAGTCCCTATTTCCAGAGATTGTCTATAAGATGGATAATCTACAGAATTATACTTATCCTTATCTTGATGTGGCTCCAATATAAATTTGGATTAGTAAGCTGGATATTAGGAGGATTTAAATATTTATGGAATGTTATCTTCTGATATACAAATAAATCGTCAAGCTTTCCCATGGGGTAGAGCTTATGTGGTAGAAGGAGCTGGTGAAGCTCCTTTAATTTTACCCTCAGTTACTACTATACTAAAACTAGTAAAGAACGAAAAGTACGAAAAATTAAGGGAACAGTTCGGCGAGGATAGATGGAATAAAATATTGCATGACGCAGCAGAGAGAGGAACAGTAATGCACAGAATGCTGGAATTATTTCTTCTTGAGTGGGCTAAGGAAAAAGACGTTGATAGATCATTAAAAAAAGCACAAATATTTGCCATAGAGGAATCAAGAAGAGATGATGGCAAATATGCTAAATATGTAAATAAGGGAAGGGATCTTTTCTGGAATTTTTATCATACTAATTTCTGGGAAAATATAGAAGAGGTAGTAGACAACGAGGCTTTCTTATACACAACATTTAAAGGAGGATGGGCAGGAGCATGCGATTTTGTTTATAGGGATAAAGAATACAATTTAATAGTTGACGACTTTAAATCATCAACATCCCCAAAAGACGAAGATGATATATTAAGCTATAAACTTCAGATATCAGCATATATGTTTATGTGTGCAGAAAAATATGGAGAGGTACCAAAACAAGGAAGAATAACAATAGCAAATGAGCAAACATCAGATATACAAACTTTCATAGTACACGACTACGAATTAAAAGATTATCTGGGTCAATTTATAGATTTTGCTAAAAAATTCAGAGAAATTCACGGGATATAGGAAACTTACTAATATTTAATCACTATAAAAATAAAAAAATAAAATGGCAAAGAAAGAATCAGAAGCTGTATTGGAAGCTCAAAACGAAGCTAAACTAGAGAAATTTATTAGCAACGTAGATACGGAAAAAGTAAAATCTATCAAAGATGATCTTGAAAATTATAAAGCAAGTCTTAAAAATAAAGAATATGCTGTATCTATGTCAGATACTCTTTTACATAGATTTGATGTATACATGAATGAAGAAGTTCAGTGGAGATCTAAAGAAGCACTAGGGGTTAAAGAAATCATAAAAAGAATAGATGAAGTAAAGTCCGAAGGAATTAAGGACGGCGTTGTTTATTTTACTAATTTAGAAGTTGAGGCTTCTCACTACTTCGTATTAAAAATGGAGGGTAAAGGAAAAGGCGAAATCGATTCTTTTGTATCCCTTTGGAAAACTTTCGAAGAGACATTAGCTTTGATTCAGCAAGATAATCTAGTAGTTAAAGATCTAGAGCAACAACTTGCTGCTGCAGAACAAGGTATCGAATTAGAATAATCTCTACTATAAACTAAATATAATAAAAGACTGGTATTAATTCCAGTCTTTTTTTGTGGATATATACTTAAGTATGAAAAACAAATTATTACCATGGATAATTGCTCTATCAGCATTATCAGTTTCAGGATCAGCTGCTTTTTATTCGGTATCGGGATTGGGTAAAATGTTTGCAGGAGCTTCTTTGCAGGTTATGATACTTGCGGGAAGTTTAGAATTTGCTAAACTAGTTACAGCATCTCTTCTATATCAATATTGGAAAAAGCTTAATCTTGGATTAAAAATATACCTTTCTATAGCAACACTGATACTAATAATCATAACTTCCGCAGGAATATATGGATTTTTATCATCTGCTTATCAGGAAACGTCGTTTAAAGTACAAAACCAGGATAAGAATATAGAAATATTGGATAAAAATATATCAATAATAAAAACAGAAATATCTAATTTCGAGTCCCAGATAAAACAAAAGAACGATAGGCTAGGTCAATTAACAACAATAAGAACAAATCTACAATCAACACAGGATGTTCTTATAGAAAAGTCAAAATCAACAAATGCTGTTAGACAACAGATAAAAGATGTGGATTCTGAAATAAAAAGAATGGACTCAGAGGTATCGGTTTTAAATGATTCTATATCATCCAAAAATACAAGGATATCTTCTATAGAGCAGCAAAAATTCGGCGTTTCTTCTAATGCAGATCTTGCTAAGGAAGTTGGGCCTTTAAAATACATTGCAAAACTTACGGGAAGCAATATAGACAGTGTTGTTAACTGGTATATCATAGTTTTAATGTTTGTTTTTGATCCACTAGCTATTGCACTAGTAATAGCGGCAAACTTTGCATTTGAAATGAATGATAAGGAAAATAAAAAAGAAGAAGAAAAAGTGGAAGAAAAAGAAAATAAAATAAAAAAATTCTGGAAAAATATAACATCTAGAAAAAATAAATCCTCAGATTCTAATAATGAAGAACCTATTGAAATTAATAACGTTGAGGAAGAAGAAATCGCTATAAAGGCAGATTTAGATAACATTGAAGAAATTAATGAGCCGATCCAGGATATTATCAAAATGGAAGAAGATCCATTAGTTGATCAAATTAATGAGACTGCAGAGACTGAAATAAAAAATGATGTCGTAGAAGATTCCAAAAAAGAGGAGAATAAAGAGGAGAATCCGGATAAATATATTAATAATCCATCTCAGCAAAATAAAGTTAAAAGTGTAAGGGATAAATTCAGAGGTAATCCTGACATTAAAAGCTCTAGAGAAGGACTTAGAAATAATAATTGGGGTAATGAAGATCCCTTAAATTTAAGATGATTGGAAAAGTTTATACAACAGATCAAAGGTACGTAGAGCACTTAGATTGTAACCCAGCAGTTTACAGAAGGGTATATTTCCAATCCTGTAATTTGGATATCAAACAAGGATCTAGCATACTTTCTAGCGTTTCTCTTTGTGATTTTAAATTAGAATCACTAGGTAGTTCGGAATTAGGCGGATGTGGGGGATCTCTTAAAAAGAGTATAACTCTAGGACCTTCTAGCAATTATACATTAACAGCACCTGAGATAGGACAAGCTCAAGGAGAGGTACAGATGATAGTTATAAAGGTTAGATATGAGAAAGATCACCCGGACGATCAAAAATTCTTGACCTGGGAGTATAAAGGTCAAACATATCCTATTAGAAGTCTAATGGTTCTAACAGGAAGAACAGAGGCAGAAATTCCTTGGCAGGGATGGGATCTTAGCTATTATTCTAACAATCCACCTGTACCTAGTTTTAGCCCACACATTTATCCTACTATATCTTCACCGAATCTAACATTTGGAGGAATTATGTTTAGTAATCTTAATGATACATATAGTACTGAATTAGAAATATTTGTTTTTAACTAATGGCTACACCACCTCTAGTATGTAATACAATACAATTTGAAGGTGCTATCTTTCAAAGATGCAATCTTCAAATAGTCAATGGGACTAAAGTTGTTAGAGAAATAAGCTTTTGTGACACTGATATAGTACTTAATAACTACTCATCATTCAGTGGATGTGTTTATGGAAACTCATCTTTACTACTTAGTGCCGAAGGATTAAATAATGTTGACTTTGTAATGATTAAGGCAACATACCCAACAACATTACCAGTTTCAAACAGATTTATAAATATACTATACAACGGTAACTATTTGCCTATGGCAAATCTAACCATATTAACGGGGAATAGCAACTATATATTTGGTGGATGGGATTTAGATCCTAATGGAAGCGATATAGAATCTCCTTATTTTGAACAAGGAGGTATGCTATTATATAATCCTCATTCAGTTAGAGTTAATGTCGAGGTTATAATAGGAGAGGGATTAGTAGATAGCGAAATTACAGAATATATTACAGATCAAAATGGAAACATCTTAGTTAACGAGGATGGCAACTTTATAATTTTTTAAATAAATAAATTAAATGAATAAAACTGTTTCAATAACATCATTACCCGCAGCAACCGGATTTGGACCGGGTGATAGTTTAGTAGG